GTCAGTGGCGACTATGAGGCCGCTACCGATAACATCTACCTCAATTACACCGAGTATGCTGCAAGAGCCATGCTCGATAGGACTAAGATCGTTCTCCCCGCTGGTCTTGAGGGCTTCGAGTCTCTCATTCGTCGGATTGCTATTCGCAGTCTGACGGAGATCACGGTGGATCTAGAGAAACATTCGGTCCCGGTGACAAGGGGCCAGATGATGGGTCACATTTTGTCTTTCCCACTTCTCTGTTTGTTGAACCGTTCTGCCAGTTGTCTGGCCATCCCCAGAGAGCGCTTTATGCGCGTCAATGGTGATGATGTACTCTTCCCAGCGTCTGCTCGTGAGTATGAGTCCTGGAAGTTATCTACTTCCTACGTAGGTCTCAAGTTTTCCCTTGGGAAGAACTATTACTCTCGGGATCTGGCGCTGATCAATTCCGAGTTCTACACCTGGTCTAAGGACCAAGGTTGTCTCGTTGCCCTGCCCGTTCCTAATGTCGGCCTACTGGGATACCAGAGGGAAATGATTGACCCGGAAACGGGTCTGCAGATCCTTCCCTGGGACCAGTATGGTGAGATCTGGAATGCCTTTGAAAGGACCTTAGGTCCTTCTCAGTGGCATAAGGGCTTGGCACTGTTTAAGAAGAGGTACCCCTCGCTCGCTGCCTTTCCCGGACCCCTTCTGGGGCCCAGGGCTCTTGGCGCGCTTGGGGGAACAGTCCCTTCGGATTGGCAATTCCGAAGGACAGACTTGCTTTGGATGGAGGCACATCGGAGGGGTCTGTTTGATTTCCGTGATGGAATTCATTCAGACTATTCCCGCCTCCAGGACCGTTTTTATTCAGTCCTGGAGAAGGAGTCGAGACCTTTAGTGGTCTTCGGTGTCCCTCCGGGGGGGGTTACCATGCCCCCCGTGAACCTTTTCCCAGACCCGTATCGGCGCGGGGGCGGTTTGACTGAGCGGGTAATGGCGATGCGACGCTGGCTGGTGAAGCCCGTGACTCTGAAGAAGAGCACGGTCTTTGGCCGCCGACGTTGGCGTCGCTTCCTCAATACGGAGAAGGCCATTGGGCTTTCCCCGATTGGGGGTGCCGCTCTCAAATCGGTCCTCGATAACACGTGGTCTGAGCCTCGCAAGATGTGGTATTTGGTGAGACATTACCACAGAAGGTACAATGATATGCCGTCGTATCTCCATGAGATCTTTCGCGGGCTTTAGCCAGTATGGCGTAAGTTAGAGGCCGATCGGCCCCATGTCTCACGCGTAACGGCCCCGCCTCGACGGTGGCACAAAGTACATCCATGGCTAACCAGAAGAATAAGGGAAAGGCATCCTCCCAAAAGGGCCAATCTGGTGGTGGTCGCATGTCCGTGAAACGGACTGGCGACTACACTCTCAACACTAACCGTCCGGTCATTGCGCGTCAGCGCGGACCAACGATTACTCCTACTGCATCGGGCAAGGGAGTGGCTGTTTGCAATACCGAACGTCTCGGGACCAGCGCCATTTTTGGCAATGGTTCCGGGTCCGGTTTTGCGAAGAGCGGGATTTCTTTGAATCCCGCGTCTACCAACCTCTTCCCTTGGCTCTCGAATATCGCCAAGAACTACCAGCTGTATCGCTGGAAGTCCATCAAGATCTCGTACATTCCCGCTGTACCTACCACTGAAAGTGGATATGTTGAAGCGGCAGTGTTCTATGATTATGAGGACTTTGTTAATTGGTTTAATGACACGACATTTGCTTATAGCTTGTCGTACCTGGGCGACTATGCCACAGGTCCCCCGTATTCGGGGGGTCAGATATCCGTGAGCGAGGACCGTCGTGGGACTTCTACCCAGAACTGGTTTGGGGTCAATGTCGACGTGGTGGCGGCTCATCGCCGCTATCCATGGTTGACTGTTGACCCTTCTACCGGCGCTGACCATACCGCCAACCTTGCGGTTGGCGCTTATATGGCCTTCCAGACGTATACTTCGACTGGAACTCAGCGTATCTGGGGGCTTCCCTTTATCTCTTACGAGGTCGAGTTCCTCCACCCTGCAGTATCCGTGTTGCAGACACCAACAACCCTGCTCAGGTCGTCAGTGATGGCTGCAGAGGACGATTCCCCGATATGCTTCCCTGGTGGGAAGTGTCCGAGATTCCCCCCTGCCCCTCCTCCGCCTGAATCAGGTGACCGAGAGGTCGAACCCTGATCCTCCACGGAGTGTATCCTTCTGTTCCTGACGTTCGTTCGGCAAGGGCCTAACGGTACGAGAGGTACTGTGTCGTTCATCGAAGTTGGACACGTATCTTCGGCTGTTTCGCCTCGGACGCGCCCTGTCGGTGTAAAGTAACGGAAATACAGGAGAACACAAAGTGTTCAGGTATCTGTGTGGGGAGACTCATTTTTATGAGAGTCCCC